ATCGTTTTCGGCGAATCGCTTTCCATCTTTCCAGCCTTTCCAATAAACGTTTTCATGAATTGCGGTGTAGAGCAGACCCAGAACAGGAATGCTGATAAGTGCGACGATGTAATAGATTGCTAATGGATCGAAGCCAATGGCGGTCATGCTTTGACCGCCGCAATATTCATCAATTCAGCCTTCATGAACTGAACCTTTGTCTCGATCTGATTAAGGGCTTCAATAGCTGCTTCATGATCTTCGTTGATGTGAAGATATTTGACTTCTTTTGCCAATGCCGAGATTCGGTTAGATGAATTGACGATATATGTGCTTTTCATAATTCCTGCCTATCCCGGGAACCTTTCCCGATGTGGCAGACACTACGCCGATTCAGGCGTCAAGCAACCGGCTATCGGCGTGTCGTTGATAACGGTTTGATAACGATCTAGCCGTAAACCTTGCCTTCGACCATGAAGGAACCGTCACGCTCGATCGGCACGAATACCGGAGTCACCCGGTTCTTATGCTCATAGATCAGCCCGAAGCCCTGCTGCCAATTACCCGAACCGCCTTTGAGATACTTGGCGTCACGGAAGTTCATCAAATTCCCCACTTCAAGACCCCAGAGAATACCCCCTAAAACGCCCCCAGAAGCCATTGTAAGCCCTGAAATCCCTGCCCTATGGGTATGACCACAGACCACCGATTTTCCATGCCTTAGAGCCAATCCTAGGGCTGTTTGACCACCCTTCTGAGACACCTGTCCTTCGTCTCCGTGAAGGATAATCCAGTTCTTCGCGATGGGCATAGGGTCGCGCCAGAACTTGATCTTTAGGTCTTTGAGCCCGAGCCAGTTTTCGAACTGGAGTTCAGGCAGGGCAGCGAGAGCCGGGAGCCGGGTTTTAATCGAGTTATAGAGCCGGTCGGTGTGATTAGAGCGCACCATATCGGTCACTCGAAGATCGAAAAGAATCTCCTGAGTAATCCTGCGGTCGCGATCGAGTGTGCCAGCGAACTCCCCTGCCAAGCCACGTTCCCATCTGGAGAGTTGTGGGAGATCAATTTCATCGCCGACAGTTGCGACTCGGTCAGGCTTAAATCGTCTGATAAAGGCTGCGACGTTTCGGACGGCTTTTGGATCATGATAAGGGCATTGCAGATCGGAAATAATTACAGAGCGGATCATTAATCCTCGTAATCGTCGTCATCATCGTCCTCGAACTCGTCTGGACGACCAATGAACCAATCGGGCAGCCGTTGATCGCAGATCCATCCCTGAACCGTCGCTTCATCGAAGCCGGCACGTTCCATGGCTTCTGCTGCCTCATGTAGTTTGATCGCCCACTCGTCGAGAGGTGTGATGGGCTTAGTTCTCTTTGCGGCTCGTTCTTTTGCGCGTAGGCTTGCGAGTTTTTGCGCCTTTGTTTTTTTTCGAGCCATGAGAACCCCTTTCGGTGATAATGGTGGCATAAATGTCTGACTGTCTTTCGGTCAACACGCCGATTTCAGTTTCGAGTCGATCCATCCGTTGGAATAGTTGATTCCCGATCTCCTGAACAAATTGATGAACCGTCCATCGCAGAGCTGCTACAAACGCACCAAGAATCGCGATCAGACCAGCAATCAGTCCGACCCATTCGGCAACCCTCACTTCTTGTAAGGCTTCGCGTATCCAAAGAGTCCAGCAACGACCGCCCACAACACGGCGCGGTAGTCGAGGTCGAAGTTAGTTCCAGCCCATGCGCTGAGGAATGCGCCTACTGCGAGAGCGATGGGATGCTTGAGGTAGTCCACGGAATCTCCTTAAATAGCGAAGTAACTGCCATCCCGATCACCCTTGCGAGTGAAACTTATGTGAATGTGCTGATGGTGGCTATTGGCTCCGGTGTACGGACGCCATTTCCATCCTCGCACCTTAGAAGCAATTTTACCCTGATGGATGACGTAAGACAGTCTCTTGTCTCCGGCTTTTGCTGCTTCGACGATGGCTTCGGCAAGGTTCCACGATGCCTTCGAGTGACCTAACCCGGCATCGATGTCGATGGCTCTTACCACTCCGTTTCTTCGAGGTGAGTGATCAGACTTTTTAGAATGCTTAGAGTCAGCCACCCAACCATCGCTACGCCTATTCCTATTAGGAAAACGATCGTCAATCTGCTCACGGAGTTGTCGTCCGGCATGGCTAAGCCACGGTGACTTCTTCAACCCATTCACCCACTTCTTCATCCCAATACCAGAAATCCCCTTCTGGATGTGGCTTCGGTGCTTGCCAATCGTAATTATCATTTAATGTCCATGAAGGATATGGCTGTGGAGCAATGAATACATCCGCGACTGGATCATAAGTAAATCCAATGCCAGCGTATTGTTTTCTGATTTTGTTGTTGTAACTTGTTTTTATCCATGTTCCACCTAGGTTGTCGATGAGCCATTGATAGCCTTCATCGCCATTTGGATCGTTATTATCTCCAACAAGCACACGAATAACTTTGTTGTTTTCGTCTATTTCAGCCCAATGCGCCATGATTTCCTTTACTTCGCATACCTAATGACGAAAATTCCAGAACCACCTGCGAAACCTGCTCCCGCGGTTCCTCGACCACCAGCACCACCACCGGTGTTGATTGTTCCTGCGGTTCCGTTCGGCGAGCCTGTTGTGTAATTACCACCATCTCCACCGCCACCGTTGCCACCGGTTCCGATTGTGCCATTAATAACAGCACCGCCGCCGCCGCCGGCAAAATAATAATTTCCGCTTACTAATTCACCGACTGAACAAGCTGCGCCGATTGCGTTAATTAAAGAATCTGTGCGACCGATTCCGCCATCTCCACCCTTTGTTGTTGATCCGTTTGCGCCCGTTCCACCAGCACCACCACCGGCACCGGCTCCCTGTGCTCCAGAGTTAGTGCCGGTTCCTCCGTTAAATCCATAACCTGTCGCACCACCTGAATTGCCTTGTGTAGCCGTTCCAGCAGTTCCACCAGCGTATGTAGCACCACCGCCTGAACCACCTGATGCGCCTGATGTGGTTGCGCTTGCCGCGCCTCCGTAACCACCACCAACTGCCGTAACAGTATCAAAAGTAGAATCAATTCCGTTTGTGCCGTTTGTGTTGTTATTCGCCGATCCGGTTCCACCGGCTCCGATAGTAATTGAGTAACTGCCAGCGGTGACACTTCGACCCGTCTGAACCAACAAACCACCGGCTCCACCACCACCGCCACCTTGTCCGGTCGTTCCACCACCGCCAGCAACGAGCAGAAGATCGCAACTCAGAGTAACAATAGGCGCAAAAGTTCCATTACCGGTGAAGGTGTGATACCAATAGGACGCATCACTTGTAATAGTTCCACCGGTTGCTTTCGGCTGAGATGTCGAAGCAAAGATCCCTAGAATTGGCATTAGGCGATATCTCCTACGATTAACCATGTATCGGTAGCCGTTTTGATACATGAAGCCGCCGAATACCGTGCTCGAAGAACCGGAGCCGCAGCCGTCGCGCCTGTGCTTACGATGGTCGTAGTTCCAGAGGTAACGGCATTGATGGTCGTTTGTCCGGTTCCAAGTTGTGTAACGTTGATGATTGTGCCAATTGGAAACGCGACGCTGGCGTTGGTCGGGATGCGAAATTGATTGGCAGACGCGACGTTCATGCGGACGAGTTTTTGATCTGCGTCAGCCAGAACTGCCGTGTACGTCGCAGTTCGATCGTTGAGCGTGACTTTACTGACTGCCGCAAGATCAACTCCGAGCGTCAGGGCTCCAGAGGTTCCACCACCGGTTAAAGGACTATTCGTGTTAACTGCCGTAATGTCGCCGACGTCATTCGTAATCCATGTGAAATCCATGTCGGTGTTGCTGGTTTTAGAAAGAATTTGACCGGTCGTGCCGCCTTTAAGATCGACCATCGATGTGTCGATTGCTGATCCGAGGGTTCTGATCGCGAGCGCACCGTCTTTGACGAGATCGGTATCGTCTGGCGTCTCCCACCCAAAGTTAGTTGTGTTAGCCATATTAGGTTAGTGCTCCTGTCGCGTTTTCCCATGTAAGTGTAGCATTGACGCCCGACCAAGCGAGCGAAGCCCCCGCTTGTTCCCAAGCAAGGGTAAAGTCAGAGAAGTTCTTAGGGCTTAGGTTAAGAGTGATACTAAGCCCATTCAGGGTCGATCTGAACGTCCATCCTTCAACGAAACCAGAGAATGAACCACCGTTAATGTTTGCTGGCAGATTCGAGATACTTATTGGCAAACCCATATAAATCCCAATAAGGGCATCTCGGTCATTATCGTCTAATTCAGGGTTCTGGATAGCAAACGTAATTGTTTCGAAATTGCTTTGAGGATAAGCCCTAAGTTTGACGAACTTTTCTGCCACCGCCTCAGCATCAGGATCATCATCGATCAGAGAGTTGACCGATCGGGCAAAGATTCCATATATCGATTGTGAGGTGGCATCCTCATATTCGTAAGAGGTTCCAAACGCATTTTTGTAATTAATGACAAATTTATTACAAAGATCGCCTTGTCGGGTTGTGCCTCGGATTCCGTCAGCCAACGCGTGAGTCGCGTCTAATTCGGTGAAACCCACATTGATGATGTTTTGGGTTCGACGGGCTGCGTCGCCATAAGAAATTAATCCGTTTGCGTCTTCGTATAAATAACCGAGTCCAGAATTAGCAATCTCCGAAACGTATGAATAAGCGTTGATTGGGCTGGCAGATCGGCTAATCATTTCATACTGACCCGTATCAATATTTCCGACTCCGACGTTTTGAGCGTTTTCCCATGTCTCGGTTGTGTTGTAAGCAACCCATGTTTCAGCCGGTGGAACTTCATTCCATTGACCCAAGAAAAGATCATTCAGAATGACTTTTATTTGTTCGCCATCTTCATCTTTTGTAAGAGAACCCGTCCACACCGAGTTTTGGAGTTTTGCTAGGGCTCCAAGCGCGTAGATATCGATAACCGTCACCGTGGCTTCTGATCCGGTTTGCTCGACTCCTACTGATAAATCTGAGATGCGACCGCCAAAAATAGGCACAAACGTCGAAGTAGAGTCTTTAACCTCGATGGTGAGAGCGGTGTTGATGCTCCAATCGTAAATCTGATTGGATAGATTCAGAATTTTAATTGAAGCATAACCAGCCTGTGCTTGAGAATTAATGTTGGTTCGTCCAGACGTAATGCTGAAGCCAACCAAGGTAATGTCGGTAACTTCCGTGCCATTAGCGCGGATTCGATATTCGGGAGTCCAGACCGTCACGTTACAAGTAACCCACCGATAAAGCCACCGCC